GGGACTGCGATCTACGCCGCCTGGTACGCGTTCACCCACTCGGGGAAGATGCCGTGAAGCGCTCGCATGTCTGGCTTGGCATCTGTGTATGCCTTATGTTCATTGCGGCAATCGTTGCCCTGTTCATCGCAGAGCCGCCGACCAGTGCGCGCGAACCGCTGTTCCTCTTGCTTGGATCGCTTTCCAGCGCGTTCGGAGCGGTGGTTTCATACTGGTTCGGCTCAAGCTCGGGTAGCGCTGCGAAGTCTGAAATGATCGCGAAGCTGACTGACAAAGAAGTCTCGCCATGAAGTGGATGATTGATGGGCTACTGGCCGGCATGCTTCTTGGTTTGCTGGTTTGGTTCGGCATCCGCTGCTTACGCGACTACCTGCGAAAGAACAAGCGCAGCGCTGACCGCGGGGCGCAAGACCTTGAAGAGTTTGTGAAGCCTCCAGCGTCTTTCACCTGGGATGATCGTGAGCAGCGATGATGACTTCGAGCGAGCCCGAAATTCAGTGCAGGTTCTGTGCGAGCGTTTCAAGGACCAGCAAGACAAGTACCGCGAAGACAAGAATGGAGCGGGTGCAAATGCCATGACAGTCGCCATGCGGCTGTTTCGCACCTGGTGCCGTCAACTTGGGTTGCTCGGCCATCCGCTCGATGTGAACTTGGACAGCGGTGTAGGGAAATCACTGACACCGGATGTCAGCAAAAACGAGACTCCAAAATGAGATTCATTTCCTTCCTGCTGTGCGCGTTGGCTGCTTCGGCCGCCGGCCAAGTTCTTCAGCCTGTTGCACCGCCGATCAATCCGCTGCTCGAATACCGCCAATGCGGCGAGCCGGCACGCGATGCCAAGGGCACGATCATCCGCCGCGCAGACGTGCTCTACGCCTACCGCAAGGCCCACCCCTGCCCGGTGACCGGCAAGACGACTGGCGCGTGTCCTGGGTGGTCGATGGATCACATCGTGCCGCTCGCGAAGGGTGGCTGCGACATGGTGAGCAATCTGGCTTGGATGCCGAACTCGATCAAGTCGTGTGCCGCGCCGAATTGCATCGACCGGTGGGAACGGACCTACTACGGTAACCCGCACGGCATCGTGGTGCTGCCATGATCGACGAAAAAATCACCCCGGGATTCTGGCTCTCGGAGTTCCTGCAATCGGACACGGCCACGCGGCTCGGACTGGACAACACACCCGACACGGCAGCGCTGGCGAACATCCGCACGCTGTTGGCGCCGGGCATGCAGTCGGTGCGGGACTGCTTGGGGCAGCCGGTGTTCATCAGCTCGGGATACCGATCGCCGGCTGTCAACCGCGCGGTGGGTGGCGCCGCGAACCCGCCGAGCCAGCACACCACCGGCCAGGCGGCGGACTTCAAGTGCCCGGCGTTCGGCCTGCCGATCACGCTGGCGCGCTACCTGGTGGCGCACGGCGGCGAGGTGCGCTTCGACCAGCTGATCTGTGAAGGCACGTGGGTGCATATCAGCTTCTCCCCGAAGCCGCGTGGCCATGTGCTGACGGCGCATTTCGGGCCCGGTGGCACTACGTACACGCGAGGGCTGGCGTGAGCCTGTACGCCAGCCTTGCCGCAGCCCTTCTATGGGCCGGCTCTGTCGGTGGAGCATTTTGGTATGGAATCGGAGTCGGTGATGACAAAGTGACCGCTCAGATTGCCCGTGAAGACCGGCTGGCAGAGAAGGTTTCAGAGGCCACTGCAACAGCCGCAGCGAAGGCTATCGCTGACATCAAGGTGACGAACACAACCATCCGGCAGACACTTGAAAAGGAAGTCCATGAACGCACGGTATTTCGTGACTGTAGCTCTGGCCCTGACAGTGTGCGGATGCTCAACAGTTCACCAGCCATTGCCGCAAGGCCCGTCCCCCCTGGTGCTAGCGAGTTGTCCGCTTCTGGCGCCACTCGCTGACGAAACCTTTGGGGGGTGGGTTTTATGGGCGCAGTACGCGGCCGGTGTGTACGGTGAATGCCTCACTGCAATCGGGATCGTGAAACGCTGACTCGTTGATCCGGTCAGATTCATGACGCTCTTTGCGCGACAGCATGCGCGGCCACAGTTCGGCGACGCGAGCGAGAACCGCAGTGCGCCCCTCTAGCGCCGCCACCGGCTCACTGTTGATCGCCACAGCGAACTGATCTGAGCGCACCCGCCGAATGCCGCGCTGCGCCGGGATGCTGGCGCTGATCGTAGTCGATCCATACCGCGTGGTGACTATGATGCTCACCCACTCTTCGCCCACTGCCGGGTCAGCCTGGCGTTCTGGCAGGGCAACACGTCGCGCAAGATCAGCCGCAAAGTGCGCAGCCATCGCCTCGTGATAGGCAGGCGGCATCACCTTGCGGCGTTTGCGGTAGTGCTGAAAATTCGAGCGCATAGTTTTGGAAGTAGGCGTATTGCCTAGTTAGCCGGCTCGTAGTCCTGGACCACTTCGTCTCTCAGGGCGTCAATCGCATACTGCGGCACCACGTATCCAGCCGCGCGCAATTGCTCAAGCCGGTCGGCGCAGTCGGTCGGGCTTGCATCGTTGAACGAGTCGCCGTCGAAAGCGAGGCCAATCGGCCGCAGCGGGATCAAGTGCAGCGAGGCCATGTGCACGCGGTTGTGCCAGAAGGCCGCGAACCCAAACACGATGCGAGCGCCCAACTCGTGCCAACGGCTTGGGTACACCATGCGCCGCTCGGTGCGGTTGTATGTGCCGCCAAAACTCGGCAGGCGCATTACCGGCACGTCAGGTATAGGCGGCACGCGGCGGCGGCTACCGGCAACGTGCGTTGCCCATCCGCCGCCAACATCGGCATACACGTACACGTCGCAGCGCCAATTCATGCTGCTCCATCTGCAATAACTCATGCTCTCGCCCTTACCTTTGTCGCTTCCATCAGCCGGCTAACCCCGTTTTCGAGCGGACTGAGTACAGCCGCTCAAAACAACGTTAGCCAGACACCAAATACCTGCATGCCTGGCGCCGTAGAGTTAAGCCGTGTGGGTGCCTTCCACACCACGAGCCATACGCGCGCGAGTGCGGCGCTGCAAGGCGGCTTGCGCTCGCTCCATGCACGTCAGCGCTTCGGCGTTGTCGGCGCTGGCATAGGGTCCGGCTTGGAAGCCACGCATGCGGTCGCACAGAATCGCCAGCAGGGCCTCGTGCGTTACGCCGTTCACGCCCACCTCGTTGATCGGCCCGTTCTGAAACAAGATCAGGCAGGTGTTGGGGTCTTGGTCGTCGGGGTCCGATGGGTTCGTCGTGTTGTCAAACCCGGAAATCAGGTATGCGTGGTTCGCGTTGCCGCTGCCGGGCTCATCCATCACGCGCACGGCCAGCGTGTCGTTTGCGGGGTTCACTTTGTGGTCGTCGAGGTATCGCATCGCTATCCTTCTGTGTGCCAGCGTCACGGGTGCTGGCTAACCCTTCCATCGAGCCGAAAACCCCGGCTTACGGGTGGTCCATCTGTCACGTCTGCACGGCCGGGTTTTCGGCTCATGTCAAACGTTAGCCAGACACAAACTCACGGCGCGTTCCGCATGTCATGGCTCATCGCGGTGCTGCCGCAGCGCGAACAAGTTGTGCTCCATGCGCAGCCGTCTTCGCTCTCCCACGGTTCGCCGTCCCACTTGTGCTCGCACGGGCCGCCCGTGCCGCACGCGCAGTAGCACGCGAACGGCTTGGCTGTCGTGCGCAGGGTTTGCAATGGCACTCCCCACGCATCGGCCATCTTCTGCAAATGCTCCTGCACCTCCGCATTGCGGCGGGCGCGCAGGGCCGCGAAGTCGGGCGCTGCATCCATGCTCAAAAGGTGGTGGGCTGTGCAATGCCGCGAATCACGGCCATGAAGCCGCGTTGCAGGTCGGTCGAGCCAATGCTGATCCAGCGTTGGTCGAGCGAAAGGCCAGGTGCAGGCCCATCCGGCGAGCCGCCGACTGCGCGCAGCTTGGCGACGTAGGCGCCGCACTGCTCGGCCAGCGACTTGCCTTCGTTCATCAGCTCCACCTCGGCCTCGCTCAGTTGACGGTAACCTGTGATCTTCGGTTGAATCATCGTTTCCATGTCATTCCTTCCGGTTGTGCGCCAGCGTTCCGGGTGCTGGCTAACCCTTCCATCGAGCCGAAAACCCCGGCTTACGGGTGGTTCAAATCAACGCCTGAGCGGCCGGGTTTTCGGCTCATGTCAAACGTTATGCGCCTTGCTCGTCATCGAAGATTGGGAGCCATTCGCGGCGCTTCACATCCCAATGCTGCGTAGCAAACATCGTCGCTAGCGAATAGAGCGGGTGGTGCGGCTCGCACACGACCCATTCGCCGTCATCCTTTTGGTGCCGAACGGTGCCGGCTGCGTGTTCTTCGTTCTTCAAGTTGCACTCCTAGCTATAGAAAGCAGCAGGTCGCGGAAAGGCTCCGGCGTGGCGTTCCTGATCGCAGTCTTGTTCTTCCCGCCCACCATCGCCACCACGCCGATGCGCCTGGCTTTCTCGTAGCCGTAGCGGTCGATCATCCATTGCGGCAGGCGCTGCTCAGTCTTGCCCCACTTCAGGTTGGGCAAGTCTTCGCGCGCAATGCGGTTCGCGTACAACCATGTCGCCTTACCACTTGCGTGTCCGTAGTGGCCTTGGTACACACAGCACGTCCACCCGCCCAGGCCCGCCGACACCCAGCCGCCACTACGCGGGGGCTTCTCGATGCCATGTGCGTCCCACGCCTTGCTGTCGGCCGGGTGTTCCAGCACGCCACCGAACGCATCCACGCACGCAAGCGCCGCGCGGAAGCACCCGCCATCGTCGCCCAGCTTGTACTGGTGCGGCTTGCGCGTGCTGCCGTGCCAGAACCTGCCCCAACGCTGGCAGGGTGGGTGCGCCACCACAGGGTGCGGCCCCGCGTACTTCCTGGCGTCGCGCGCTTCGTCCCACGGCTCAACTCCTGGCACGCCCACATAGCAGCCCTTCGGCTCCACGTAGAGGGCCGCCACGGTTGCTCGCACATCCACCGGCCGCACAACCCCTCGGTCGAGCGGACAATGTCCGGCGTTCACCGCTGGCGCATCTGCAAAAAGGTCGTAGCCGGTCATTGCCTCTCACCTCAAACGTTAGGCCCCACGAGCAATACATGCCTCGCAAGAACAGAATGGTTTGAACCACTTTGTCTCCGTACTTGCTCGCTCCGCATTCTCTTCGCGCATCGCTATCTGACCGTCAATGAAGCCACGCCGAAATTCATGGTCAAGGGTGGATTGGTTATGAATCCGAAGCCTGTCAACTTCATCCAGTGCAGCAAGTAGCCCGTCGCAAATCGTGCGCTCAGGCATACCGTGGCTGTGAAGTGCAGCGCCTTCCTCTGCCAGTTCGCGCAGGTATTCGGCGCGCTCCGGCTCCAGGCCTAACCCTTCCATCGAGCGGGACTGCCTTCGGCATCCCCTCATTTCGGACGTTAGGCGTCTTGCTGCGGATCATGGAGTCAACAAATGAAGTAACTTGACGCACGCATTCATCACTAAATTGCGTACCTATGCGAATGTCGCCAACATGATCGCGCCATTTATCGCCAAAAAGTTGAAATGCCACACCCCTTTCGGCTTCAAAGCATCGCTTTAGGAGTTTGTATTTCAAGACATTTTTGTCACGCCAGCCATGAAAAACAAAATTGACTTCTTTTGAGAAGTATTGCCCTTCATTCTCAAAAAATAGCCCGAACGATTGGCCGTCTCCACGTCTTGCAAGTTCCATGATGTTAAGAAGTTTCATTCTTGGCCTTTTGTGTTTCGTCAGGCGCCTAACCTGCAATTCAAGCCGACGCCTGACGGCGCGGCTTAATTGCAACTTTAGGCCGGGAGCGGCACCGTGGCGCCCGTGAAAGTGTCAATCAGCGGCTTGCCAGCAGCACGCACTTCGTCCACCGTCATGAACTTGGCGCAGGCCCCTTCTGGCAAACCGTCATCCACCAGCAGGCCATAGCGCACGGTCTGCACTTCCAGCGTGGTGCTGCATCGGCAGCCCAGGCTCCAGCCCCAGTTCTGTTCGCCGCAGGCATCGCACTTCGTGCCCTGGCACACCATGCCAATTGCTTCGCCAGCACGGACGCGGCACTTCGCATTACCGAAGTCCCATCCTTGCACAGCCTGCGGCGGTTCTGTCGGGCGCGGCTCACCAGCCATTGCGGCTTCGGCGGCTTGCTCAAATACGTTTGCGGCGTCCTGCGCGGCCCGGCCTAACCCCTTGTTGCAGCCGAGCCCCAACGGCGGGATACTTGCGTTGTCAGGCTGTGAATCTGTAGTCATCTTTCTTCTCCTTGCGCCGTTGGTGCCGGCTGAACTCGAACGTTCTACGGCAATTCAAGCACTTCAGCCCAGCTCCCGCCTTGTTCCACTGCATCGGCCATTCGGTAGCGAGTCGGCGCATCGATGTCCTTCCACAGGCAACAGTCAGCGGCTTCGCGGTGAGCTGAATACTTCTCGGCACATACCGGGCATGCTGCCGAGTCGGAATCGGCCGCTTTCCCTTGGCAGCACTCTTCGGCCTCGGTTTCCTCGTCTTCGTCGAATCGTTCGCCACAGACAGGGCAGCCCAGTTGATGAGTTCTCTGGCACTCTTTCGCTTGCCGTCTGGCACACCAGCGTCTCGTGCTCTGGCGTTCGCAATGAGGCCGCTAAGGTTGAGCGGTGAAAGTTGCATGTTCTCTCCGTGCCTTCGTTGTGCCGTCGAACCAGTTAATCGAGCGGACCTCGGGCGGCAGGGCGCATCTGCACCGGTACTGCCTCGGCCCGCTCACCCTAGACGTTGGGCAGACGTGTTGTCACTTGCTCGCCATAGCGGCAGCAGCGCGAACGATGGCGTGTCGGGTGGCCTCGTTGGCGTCGTTGCCGAGCATGATCTCTTCCCACGCACCATCCCCCGCCGCGGTCACGTAGTCGGCACCGTTCCAGCGCAGTTCAATGCGGCATTTCACCGCCAGCCGCAGCGCGTCACCGTCGTCTGTCAGTGGATTCCACAACCTGTGGTCTCCATCATCGGCAAAGAGCCAATGTGTGTTCGACGAACGTTTCCACTCGCCAATCTTGTGGCCCACAGCCTTCGCCGCAGCCTCAAGAAGTTCTTTGTCTGTCATTGTTTGACCCTCGTTCATCGAATCGGTAGCGCTGCCCAACCCTTCGCTCAGCCGGACCTCGGGCAGCGTGGCGCTTTTCGCCATTCGCCAAAGCCTCGGCCCGGCTAGCTCAAACGTTGTGCAGCTTGCGACCTGTCAGCATCCCGCACCGATCAACTCGGCGGCGAGTTTGCGACAGGCATCCTCCCAATATGAGGCGCGGCCCGCGTTGATGCTGCCGGCCCGTGCCCGCTCCAGCCAAAACATGCACTGGTACGTCAGGTGGTGCGCCTTTTTGCTCATGGTTGTGGCTCCTTGATCTTGAGGATCGCGGCCTCGACCGCCTCGGTGCCCACGCGCGCCACCTTGGCCGCAACCTCGGGGTACGTCCGCATTTGCAGCCGTGCCGTGCGCCGCAAATCGGGCGGCAGCGCGGGCCGCCCCATCCGCTTGGTCGTTAGGACGGTAGCCATCACTCGGTTTCCACGACCTCAAAAGAGCCAATCGGCCCCATATCGCCGTCCGCAAAGAGTTCGGCCTCTTCGCGGCTCTGAAACGTGCAAGCCAACTCTGTGTCTGTCCAGCAGCGGTCCCCGGCCGGACTGGCAAACCAGAATCCATTGTCTTCGGCCGACTTGATTTGGTACTTAGCGCTCATCTTGCTCTCCTGTTGCGGGCCGCACCTTGCTGCCCATGAGCATTAATGTACTCCGCAAATGTCGGTGCGTCAAACAGTTTATGTACTCCGCAATTGTAAAGTTCAGCGTTTCGGAACCGGCTGCACAACTGGTTTATCGAGCGGACCGCTTTCAGCGGTCCGCTCATTGCCAATTTAGGCCTCCAGAAACTCACTTTTTGTTGCTGCCCGGGCGTTTGTAGCCCGTCGCATCACGGTGGCAATCCGCGATTTTCGGCTGTGAAATCATGCGCGAATAGTCTGCGCGGCGGCGCTCCAAATTGCGCGCCAGTTTTTTGCTTCTCTTCATTTGCTTTCCTCTCTGTTCACCAAGGCCTAACCATTCGGTCGAGGCGAAATCCCACGGCAAGCGGCCGTGTTGCGCTTCGGTAAGGCCGCGCCGCCGTGGGCTTCGCCTCACCTCAAACGTTAGGGCTCTTTCACGCATGCCATCGCTGCGTCGTATCGCGCCAGGTCGGCCTGCATCTGCGCCTTCGCAATCTTGATGATTTGCGAACTCGCTTTGTAGTAGTTCTTACTTGGTCCGCTCAGCAGTCCGCTTTCCAGCAGCGCGATCACGGCGCCCCAGGTGTTAAGGTTTGCGTTGGCAGTTGCGGCCTCTTTGGCTGCGGCTTCTTTGGTGCTCATACATTCCCTCGGTTTTCAACCAGCGCCCTAACTCTTCGGTCGAGAGGACCCACCCCGGCGTCGCTGTTCGGTTCTTCTGTCATCGTTGTGCCCGCCGTGGCGGTCCTCTCACCTCAAACGTTCGGCCCCAATGCATCGCGCAAGCACTCCATGCGCTCTTGCATCATGCCGTCGTGTGCTTTCGGCAGCACGGTCCCGTCCCACGCCACCAGCGCACGCAGAGCGGCGTGGGGCAGATCGCGGCTGCGGAGGCTCTTGTATGCCCCGTCCAGCAGTTCGCGTAGGCGCTTGCACTCGGCCTCGGCATCCTGTTTCTGCTGCACCACATGCCCGAACGCTTCTTTCGCGCCTTCCTCGGCTAACTTGAGCGCCTCGATCTCGTCGCACAAAGCCGAGACTTCGCGCATGCGAATCGCCGGCCACCCGTCAGGAGTGTGGTCAACCTCAAAGACGCGCATCTGCTGTACCAAATCCATTCTGTCGCTCCGTGTTGAGGTCGAACCAGTTAATCGAGCGGACCGCCACCGGCAGTCAGCGTTTCGTGTCGGTTTGAGCAGCGGCCCGCTCATTGCCAACGTTAGGGCGACACAAAATGCCTACGCGATCTGCACCCGAGCAATTGCCACCAGCCGAGGATCGGCCCGCGTCAAAACGTCGAGCAACAGGCGCTTCTCTTCGAGGTACATGACCGCGAACTTCGGGTCGTGCAGAACGATGCCGGCGGTGTTGCTTATGATGTCGGCGACTTTGATGGTTTGCACCCAGGCCCACGCCTTTGAAAGCCGTTCACGCGAAGCGGCCTTTCGCTCGGCGCGGTTGCCCGCCTCCATGTCGCTCAACTGCTCCACCGCATATGCCACGACGCCGCCAAACTTGGCTTCGAGCGTGTCCAGTGTCACGACCTGATCTTCCGTGCAATCGTGTAGCCAGCACACTTGCGCCATCACGTCGTAACACAGTTGCTCGGGGCAGGCAGTCATGGCAATGCCAACCACTTCGGCCAGGTGGTCGGTATACGGGTTGCCCGTGTACTTGCGCCGCTAGTCCTTGTGCACCTCGCGGGCGAACATCATTGCTTCAAATGCATTCATCATTTAGGTTCTCCACCAGTGCGCCCTAACCCTTCCATCGAGGTCAGGACGCCCAACTGCGTGCCGCTTTCGTTCATTGGATTTGCAGCGATTTGTGCTGTTCAATGTGGGTACGGCTCATGGCTCAACCGGCGTTGCTTGCGGAGCGCTCATAGCGGCCATTGCTGCATCGCGCTTTGCAATTTCATCGGCGGTTTTCTTGAGCGATGTTCGGAGAGCGCTGTGCGGCTTCAGGATCGACCAGAGGGCGAGCTTTTCATCGTTGTCCTCTAAACTTGCCTCCTCAAACGCACCGACATCGTCACCCTCGTTGAACTTTTGCAAAGCAGCACGCGCCGCATTCCGAACAACTATTGCTCGTGCGGGCGTCAGGCCAAAATTCTTCGGCTGATTCAACGGGTCATGGTCATCAATGTCGTTGATCGCCTTGCCTTCCATCTCTTCGGCGGTGTATTGAGCTGCGATTTCCGGGAATGCACTGCGCAGGGCCTGGGCAGACGCGCACTTTGCAATCTGGCCTTTTGGGCGCTTTGTCCACATCGCATTGGGAGCGATAGACTTCTCTTTCCCACCCTTCACAGCGTAGTTCTCAGTCCAATATTCTTTGGCCGTGAAGTCGCAGATTTCACCAGATGCGAGCCGGCGCTTTGCAGTGACGCGGCACCACTCGGGATAGGTGATTTCCTGCCCGCCGATAACCGTAACCACGTCGGGACCGAACTCGGGTTCCGTGATCCCGGCGAACTGTTGCGAGCGCGACGCCTGGATGCGGTACAGGTTGATGCCTGGCATGATGACATCGCGCATCGATCCTGAATTGCGGTCCCACATGGGCACGATGTGCACCGGCTTTTGCATCGGGTCAAGCCCGGCTGCGCGGCAGTACTCAATCACCAAGCCGATGGATTGCAGCGATGCGCCGGGGTACAGCGATGTTTGAAGTACGGCCAGCATGGTTTCGTTGTTCGGCTGGAGTTGATGCACTACGGCGTTCATAGGTTTCCTTTAGGCAAAGATTCAGCAGGGTGACAGGTGGTCTGCCACTTTCTCCACACGGGCAGCGCTTCTGTCTGCTCCGTGCCAAGTTCCTTTGAGGGGTGCTTCATCGCTTTCCTGCTGCTCAGTCACATTCAGGAATTCAGCTTGTTCCGGTCGAACACCATCGCCGGGGCGGCTTGCTTCGCTGGGTGAGCGACAGCCGGTGTTTGCTTCGGTGCGCCCATGCAGGCACTTGACTCGTTCACCACAGCCCGACCGAAGGCTAGAACGCAAAAAGCCCCTTGCGGCTGCGTTCTGTTGTGGTGTCAACATGCCTTCCGGCGTGAACGCATGAGCAAGGGGCCTCATGACATTACCAACTGACACCACAGTGGATACAAGAATCATACCGCAATACCTCTTTGTTGCAAGGCTTTTTTGAGATCGGCAGTGCGCACAATGTGCGTCTTCAGTCCACGTTTCAAATTTAGGCGAGCAATGTTTTTTGCTTCGGCTTTCAGCATTGACAAAGGGCCTGCGACCCATGCGCCGCTTGGCTGTTGCACAAGCACGATGTACCGTGTTCGCGGTTCGTTCATTCAGCAATCTTTAGCACAAACGCCATTGAACAGCGAAAGGCTCGGCATCTTCTCGTCACCTGCCCAGCCCTTGTTTGCATGCGCCACACCGTCGCAAAACGCTTCGAGTTGCAAAGCTGCGGCAGAGTCAATCAAGTGTGCGCGGAGTTCGTCTCGGCTTTGCAGGTACGGGGCAACGCCCATGGAATGTGCTGTGGCAGCATCTTTTGCCAACTTGTCAGCAAAGGCCATCGTCATGTGGACAAACTCGTCAGCAGTGATTTTGCTCATGCCAGCCACTCCCAGATTTTCGGAGCCCATAGAAGGCCCATGAACATGCCAACCGACACGCCCCAGCACAGCCCATCAACAAATCGATCGGAAGACCGTACAGGCCCCTCCATGGGGATTGCGTAGTCGGCGCCTGTTTCGAGGAATGAGCCTTTCATTCGAGCACCATCGTGATAACAGCAGCCCAGAAGGCGACGCCAGCCAGGGTGACGAACCAAAACACCAGGTTGTCGATTGGTGTTGCAGAGCGCATATCGGCTGGGCAGTCGCGGCCTTGCCGGCATTCCCCATGACACGGAGGGCAGCTCATTTCAGTGCCCATCACGCATCACCTCCGGGGGAAAGTCGGGGCCATCGTCGCGCTCACGCTCAATCGGTTCATCTTCGATGATGCGAATCGAAACCTGCTTTGCAATGGCTCGAAACTCCGGGTCAAGGTTTGGGTCTTCGGCGAGCATTTCCCAAAAGCTGACCATCACAGCCCCCCGAAATCTGTCATTGCGGCGCCAGTGAATCGCCGTGACCGGTGCGAGCCATGGGCGCGGGCCAACAGCGTTTTGGCTGCATCAACTTGACGCTGGCCGAAATTGGCGGCGTTCTCGCGATCGGCGACTTGCTGCGCCAGGTGTTCGGCATGGCGGGCACGGCTCAGCGCAAGCATGTCGCGGTTTGCCTGTTGAATTTCATGAAGTTGCGAAGGCGTGAGGCTGGTGTAATTCACTTTAGCTCCAGGGCGCCGAGACGTTCAGCGCATGGAAGGAACTATAGGCATTGCCGATTGCATTGTCAACGGCATTGCCTATTATATTTTCGACTGGCAGCACAAATAATTAGCAGTGCGCTTGCGGTAAGCATCGGCAATGCCTATCATGTCGAGTATGAACCCGATCACTACCGCGGCATCGATCCTTGGCAGCCAGGAATTGCTGGCGCGCTGCCTGGGAGTCAAGCAGCCAACCATCAGCGAGTGGGCGCGCCAAGAGCGCCCGATCCCAATTGAGCGGTGCGTCGACATTGAGCGAGCGACCGGGAGGAAGGTCATGCGCTGGCACTTGCGTCCCAATGACTGGCATCGCATCTGGCCGGAGCTGGTCGGCACCGAAGATGCTCCGAAGGTCGAAGAGAAGGCGGTGTGACGTGCCCCAACTCACAGCGCCCCGATACAAGCAGCGCCGGCTGCAACGCGAGCGCGAAGCCTTCCGCGCAACAGCCGAGTACGCCGCGCTGCGTGTGAGGTTTGCCGAGACGTTGGTGCGTGCCATGCCGTCGAGCATCGCCGCCGCTTGGCCCGATTCCTACCCCCAAGGGGGCGAGTGCGCCCCCCATGAATCGCAGGGGGTGGCGGCTTGAAGCTCGAAGACGTGCTCGCGCTTTGCATTGAAGACGGTGATTGCCTGCTCTGGCAGGGCACTATGGGCACGGGTAAGAACAAGGCGACACCTCACCTCAATTTCATCGCGCCCGATGGCACGCGTGGCCGGCTGATGATGGCTCGCACGACCTGGGAAGCGCGCAACGGCCGCCCGGTGCCCGCCGGCAAGATCGTGTACCGCACTTGCTGCAACGAGCGGTGCCTGGAGCATCTGAAACTCGGCGTGCGCGGCGATGCGCACCGGCAGCGCAAACGGCTTGGGCTCACGGGCCACTCGCCCGCCACGATCGCCGCGCTGACGATCGGCGCACGTAACCGTGAAGGCATCGTGTGCAGCATCGAGACAGCGCGCGAGGTGCGTGCGCTGCTGTACAGCGGCCTGCGCAACATCGACGTGTCCCGCCGCACCGGGGTCGATGAATCGACGGTGAGTTGCATCAAGCGCGGCAAAGCATGGGCGGAATCGCTACCGGCAGCGAGCGTGTTTTCGTGGGGTGGCCAATGAGTGCGGCGCCGCTGATTGTCGACAACGTGTGGGCGTTCTTGGACCGTGTTGACAAGGACTACGCACGGATGGAGGCGGATCGATTTCGGCAAGAGATGCATGCGAACTGCCTGGAGTTGGGCATGCAGTCTCCGATTGAACACCTGTTCTGGATCGCCGCCACGGTGCTGGCGAAATCTCAATACACGATAGTCAACCCGGAGCCGTTTGAAGTGCGCGGTGAATGGCACGTTGGCAGCGGTCTTTTCATTTCCCCGCAGCACAAGGTGAGCAAGTACACGGTTGACTTTTTGTTGTACCAAAACGGGATTGGCCCCGACGAAATTCTTACGCCGGTCGTTGTCGAATTGGACGGCCACGACTTCCACGACCGTGACAAGAACCAACGCTCATATGAGAAAGCGCGCGACAGGCATTTGGTGAAGACGGGATTCCGTGTCATTCACTTTACCGGGAGCGATGTCGTTAAAGACCCGTTCGCGTGTGCTTTTGAGGCGCTTGAGATGCTTGGCGTCTACGCCGGCACGGGCATTCGTTCATACGACAAGAGCAACCCACTGGGCCTCACCGGATGAAGCGCCCGGCATTTCAGTTTTACACCGCCGACTGGCGAAACAATGCCAAGCTGCGTCGTTGCAGTGCAGCCGCACGCGGCGTGTGGATGGACGTACTGTGCGTGCTACACGACTCGGACGAGTACGGCGTGTGCCGCTGGCCTTTGGCCGACCTGGCGAACAGCGCCAACGCGCCCATAAAACTGGTGCGCGAGTTAGTCGACAAGGACGTGCTCAAGGGCGCCGACCGCGGCGCGCAGCCATACGTTTACACGCCGCGCCACGCCGGCAAGGACGGCGATTCGGTCACTTTGGTTGAGGCTGGTGCCGGCCCGTGCTGGTATTCGAGCCGCTTTGTGCGCGATGAATGGGTGCGCCAAAGGAGGGGTTCTGCTACGCAGTTCAGCGAAGAGAACCAACCACCAAAGAAGCAACCGAAGGCGCCACCAAAGCACACCATTGGTGATCGGCAAGGTGACGGCCCTACATCTTCATCTACATATCTATCGAAGCCTTCGGCTTCTCACCCCCCTTCGGGGAGGGCCGACGAGTTCTGGCAGGCGTGGCCGAAGAGTGAGCGCAAGCAGGACAGGGCCAAGGTCTTTGAGCACTGGCGGGCCAAGGGCCTCGATGCATTGGCCGACGTGATATTGGCTGATGTGCGCATCAAGCGCGGCTCGCAGAAGTGGGCCGAAGGGTTTGTTGAAGCACCCTTGGTGTACCTGCGCGGAAAGCGATGGGAAGACGGCGTGATGCCAGACGAGGCGCCTCCGAAAGTGCGGGCAATGACCTTCCGAGAGCGCGACGCCGAGGTGTCCCGCGCCACCGCCGCGAAGTGGATGGGAAGCGTCGCGCCCCTCGCCGCACAACCGGATTTCATCGACATGGAGAGCACGAATGGCACTCGACTTTCGCTGGGTTGATCTCATCCACACCCGCATGCTGGTGCGCTACGGAGCGACCTGGGTGCGGCAGTGGGCCGACGTTGATGCGGCGTTGGTGAAGACGGATTGGGCGAACGAACTGGACGGCGTTTCATCGACGGCCATCAAGCACGCGCTTGACCACCTGCCGGCAGAGTTCCCGCCAACGGCCGGGCAGTTTCGGGCGCTGTGCATTCGGGCGCCGCAGTACGCCACACCACAACTCGCTGGCCCGCGTGCAGACCCGAGGCGGGTGGCTGAAGAAGTTTCCCGCATGCGCGGGTTCCAAGCGGCACGCAAGCCGCTGCAATGGGCCTATGACCTGCAAGAGCGCGAGAAGGCCGGCGAAGTTTTGACCCTTGGCCAGAAGGCCAGTTGGCGCGATGCGCTGTCGAAGGGGATCGACACCACGATCGTCGGCGACTTCACACCTGTCGATCCGCGCTGCTTGCCCCCCGGCATGCACCCAGACGAAAGGGTCTTCGCATGACCCTCGAACGCGCCCGCGAAATACTGAACCGCGCCCGCGGCGGCGAGAACATCAGCGCCGGCCTGATCGCCAATGCGCTGCGTGAGACTGGCGACATCGGCCGCTGCGACACCGTGCAACTCCGTGTGCCTGCTGGCGATTGGGAGCTTGAAGCCGACTTGTCGCCGCTGAAGCCGGCCGAGTGGTTCGATGCGCTGAGGGCTGCCGCATGACCATCCTCCGCCGCACGATGAAGGCAAACGCCTTGCGGTTCCTGGAAGGCGTTGATTCACTGCCGACTCACGAATTCCGCACCGTGGTCGAGGAAGCCTGCTTGACCCGAGAGCAAAGCATCCGACTGCGCAATGAGTTGCAGTGCGAGGGCTACATCGAAACCCGTGTGGCCGTGACTGACAAGGGGCGCGCTGCCATCGAGGCCCTGAAAGGGACCCCCGCATGACCAGCGACGACGCAACCCGCAGCGAGTCGGGCGCCCGTGAGTACGCGCAGCAGATCGTCGGCCCGACGTACTACTGCAACCACTGCCAGCGGCCCGGCCGTTCAGTGATCGGCCGCCGAAGCAGGTTCCTGCGGATGTGGGGCATCAAGCAACCGGCGTGCACGGACTGCCTTGTACGCATCGACAAGGGGAGCGCATGAGCACTGACGACGAACTTTTCGACGCGGCGATTCGGCCGTTGCCGGGGCCTCAGACCAGCTACGTGCTCGACGCAGAGTTGCCCGCGATTTCACTGGTGCTGCACAAGCGCACGCCCTACGTGATGCACAACGTGAGCGCTGGCCAATTGAGCATCGCTCGCCACTCGGGCTTGATCATGTTCAACGGCGAAACCTACATCTACTTCGCCGAGTTCGATGAACTGGTGCGGGATGACGTGCTGGCCTTCGTCCACAAGCGGCGCCGGGCGGCCGAAGCGCTCGACCGCATGGCCGAAGACGCGCGGCAGCTTGGCCTGGAGCTTTGAGCGTGCAAAAGCGCACCGTCATCCTTGCCGGTCCGGTACAGCGTGCCACGGCGCATCGCTACGTCGATGATTCGCCGATCGGCTACGTCATCACGTTCAGCGAGGCGACCAAGAAGCGCATTCAGGAAGAGAAATACCACGCGCAAATCGGCGACATCGCACGGCAAACTGACTACGCCGGCAAGCGCTGGGATGCTGACGACATGAAACGCATCCTGATCGACGAATTCGCCGACGACATGCGCAACGCCGGCACGCCTCTGCACAACGATGGCCGGTTGATCCCAAGCGAGAACGGCCGTCGTGTGATCCAACTTGGCATCCAGTCGCGTGAGTTCTACGTTAAGGAGGCGTCGCAGTTCATCGAATTTCTGTTTGCTTGGGGTGCTGACCGCAGCGTGGAATGGACTGACCCGGCAATGCAGCGACCCGAGGCTGCGGCGGCATGAACACGCTGCGCTGCTTCCGCTGCCGCCGCCCGATCAAGGCGGCCACGAAGGTGATTCCGGCGGTCGGTGGCGACTTTCTGTTCGGCCCGCGGTGCGCCGAGAAAGCTGGCCTGCGCGACCGCGAGCGTGTGAAGGTGGTCCGTGCCAGGCGCAACGGCACCACGTGGCACGACCCAGCGCAGATCGAGCTGGAGCTTCACGCATGAAGGCCTGCACCGTGTGCGAAAAGCCATTCGAGCCCCAACGAATGGGGCAAAAGGTATGCGGTTTACGCTGCGCCGCTAAGGTGCCTAAACTTGCAAAGAAAGCCAAGAGTGCAGAGAAGCGGGCTGACAAGATCAAGCTAAAGCGCCGGGCTGACTGGCTCAAAGACACCGAAAGGGCTTTCAATGCTTACATATGTCGTCGGGACGCGCTTCAACCGTGCGTCAGTTGCGGTTGTGTCGAATCACCGGGATGGCACGCATCGCACTATCGTTCTGTTGGAAGCTCCCCGTCCATTAGGTTCGACCCTGCCAACGTTCACCGTAGCTGCGTCAAGTGCAACCTTCATCTCCACGGTAACCCCATTCCCTACAGAGTCGAGCTACTCCGCAGAATCGGACCTGCTGAACTTGAGCGCCTGGAAGGCCCTCAAGAAGCGAAGAAGTACACGCTAGACGAATTGGCAGAGATTCGAGCATGGTGCAGGGCACAAATTAAGCAGAGCAAATCATCAAAGGAGCAAAATGGAAACCAGCCTTGATCGGAAGATCGAAGCCGCAAAGCGAAGGGCAGAGGCAGAAAATCCAAAGTCTATTGATCCAAAGGACTTCGAGCGCTTGAGCTACCCAATGCCAGCCCCGAAGCTCAAAGACAGACCACCGTACAAAGGACCACCATGAAAAGCATCATTGCAGCGCTCGCCCTGATTTTGGCTACCCTGGGTGCTCAAGCACAAACAATCGTCACCATGGGGCCGGGCACAGCCCCAGGCGGGGCGATTCCATGCGTCGCCTTCGGTTGCCAGAACATCCCCAACAGCGCCGGCCTGCCCCTGAGCATCGGCGTCGATCTTGCGGGCTACGGTCAGAACGTGGCGGTGTTGTTCAACGGGGCAACCTGGTCGGGCACCTACGTCGTGCCGGTTGTCGTCTCGGGGACCATCGCTATCCGAAGGTATGACACGACGCTGACAAACAGCGCTGACGGCACCGTGGCCCGCTTGCAGATGACGGTCTATGTGCGCAGCGACCGGTGTAACGTGCGGGTTGCCCACGGCTGCGGCTACTACCGCATCCAGCCAGACCCGGCGCCGACCATCACGTTCAATTGATGCGGCCCACAAAAAGTGGCATGATCCATGCATGCTGCACAGAAGTCGAACCTCAACCGCTCCCCGGCAAGGTACAAGCTCCGGGGGACTTCGCACCAAGGCCCGCTGACCCGCAAAGTCGTCGGGCTTTGTTGTTTGTGGCATAATTCTTGCCATGCCTGCTTTCAAAAAGGGTCAAAAACCCGGTCCTGGCCGCCCTAAAGGGAGCCTGGCAAAAACCACCATTGCCGCGAAGGATGCAATCGCACTAGCAGCGGATAAGCTAGGCGGCGCAGAGCGGCTTGTGTCGTGGGCGCAGGAAGACCCGGCGAATGAGCGCGTCTTCTGGGGAAACATTTACCCCAAGCTGTTGCCGCTTCAGGTGACCGGAGAGGGTGGCGGGCCTGTAACGGTTGCGGAGATTCGATTCATTCGCCCGACGCCCCGTGAAGACTGAGTGCACAGGCGGCCTTGCTACACTACCCATAGCGTGTCGTTGTCAGAAAACACGGGTTTAGACCATGACTGACACTACGGGTAGTGTGTGAAGATTGCAATCGACCTGCCCGAGTGGGCAGAGGACTTCTGGGCACCGCGCCAGTACAAGGTGGCCTACGGCGGCCGGAACAGCACCAAGAGCTGGACATTCGCCCGCATGCTGGCCTTCATGGCCGACCAGAAGCCAGAGACTCGGGTGCTCTGTGCGCGGGAAACGCAGAAATCGATTGAGGAATCAGTCCACACTGTTCTGACCGATCAGATTCGCTCGATGGGGCTTGAGTCTCGGTTCGACATCCTGAACAACGAGATTCGCCACAAGACGAACGGAAGCCGGTTTGCCTATGCTGGCCTGAAACAGCACACGGTTGCCAATTTGAAGTCTTATGAGAACTTCAATTTCTGCTGGGTTGCTGAGGCTCACAAGGTCTGCAAAACATCGTGGGACATCTTAGAGCCGACGATCCGCACGCCTGGGCATGAGTTTTGGATTGACCTTAACCCAGAGCTGGACACTGACGAGACTTACGACCGATTCATCATCAATCCCCCAGATGGGGCATTGGTCAAACATGTCACATGGCGTGATAACCCTTGGTTTACGGACGAAGAGAATCAGAAGCGCCTGCGAACCAAGCGCCGCGATCCAATTGGGTACGAAAACATTTGGGAAGGCAAACCACGTAGTGCGGTTGAGGGGGCAATCTACGCTGCTGAAGTTGACCAGATGCTACGTGAGGGCCGGGTAACGACCGTCCGATATGACCCAATGTTGCCAGTCCACACCGTGTGGGACTTGGGATACAACGACCAGACGGTCATCATGCTGGTTCAGCGTGTGGCCTCGGAGCTGCGGGTTATCGAGGTGCTGATACGCAGGTTCACGACATACGACGACGACATTGCAGAGCTGCGGACCAGAAACTACCAATGGGGCACGGATTGGCTCCCCCACGACGCTCGGCACAAACTCAAAACAGCCAACGGGCGCAGCGCTGAAATGATCGTGTCAGGCATGGGCCGTACTGTGCGGATTGTCGATCAGGCAGACATCGAGGATGGCATTAAGCTGGCCCGCACAACGATCCGCAGTCTATGGGTTGACAAGGAAAACGCAAAGGATTGGCTTAACTCGATCAAGCGCTACCGCCGGCACCTGAGCAGTGATGGCAGGCGTACCGGCGCACCCGTTCACGATGATGCAAGCCATGGGGCAGATGCGCTTCGATACCTTTCGCAGATAGCCGGTCAACTACAAACGGGGCATAATGCGACACCGACTAGGCCCTATTCAGCTTCCTGGGTGACGTAGTCGGTTTGGAGCAAGCATGGCAAAAGCAAAGCCCGTTGAAGTCGAACCGCGCATCCCTGACGCTGAATTCGACATCCCCGAAGGGATTCGGGATGGTGAAATGGGCTTGAGTAGTAATCGAACATGCCACCCGTGGGCCATGGATCGGTTGTTGGCATTCCTCGGCGCTCACTCTGCCGAAATCATCAATTCTGTAGCCGTCTCGAATGATGGCAAGTATGCAGAACTGGTGCGTGAAGGCGACAAACTCCAATTGTTCGGGAAGCTGTAATGTCCGAAGATGGTGATTTCGATGATGTGTCCGATGACGCTGGGTACGTTACCTGGCTCCAGGAACAACTGAGCGACGCCGAGGCATACACAGACAGCGATATCGTCGCAGACGAGCGCCAGCAAGCATTGGACTTCTACCTACGCCGCCCTATGGGAGATGAACGTCAGGGCCGCAGTCAAGTCGTGAGCGGTGACGTGTACAAGGTGGTGGAGGGCGTTTCCACTGCCATCGCCGATATCTACTGCACTGCAACAGATGCCGTTCAATTCACCCCGCGTGGTGCGGATGACATGGACAAGGCCGAGCAGCGCACAGAAGCGGTGAACTACACCTTCTGGACGACCTGCAAGGGTTATCTGCCGATGCTGGAATCAATCAAGTCCGGCGTGCAGTTCAAGAGCGGCTACCTGATGTGGTATTGGTCGCCTGAGAAGCGGCTTACCCGCGAGGTGTACCGAAATCAGACACAAGACGGCCTAGCCTTGATCCAATCGGACAATCCGAACATCAAGGCGGTGAAGGTTCTGGCCGAAACTCCGCAGCAAGACGGGTCGATTGCCTACGATGTGCAGATCGACATCGTGAAGGACCAGGGGCGGATTGTCGTTGAATCCATCGCCCCGGAGCACGTGAAGATCAGCCCTCTTGCGAAGAGTGCCGACCTCCAGAAAGCCCCCGCTGTTTTCGTTATCAGCTACAAATCTGAGGCCGATTGCCTGCAATGCGGCTATGAGCCCGAAGTAGTTGATGGGATGGACTTCAGCGGGGGAGACTGGCGCGACAGCCTGAACCGTAATGCCGACCGAGCAGTGAGAAACGAAGGTCAGGCACGCATCATCACGGCCTTCGTCACTGTTGACCGTGACAATGACGATATCGTCGAGCTTCACCGAACGGTTTTCAGCGGAGACACGATCCTCTCGGATGACATCATCGACGAGGTGAACATCTCCGGGTGGACTCCGAACATTCAGCCTCACGAGTATTTCGGCCGCTGCCCGGCAGATGATGCGATCCAATCGCAGCGCCTGAATTCCACGCTGTGGCGTCAGGGGCTTGACAGCCTGTATCACGCGACCAATCCACAATGGCGGATCGACTCCAGTGACACGCGGGTCAACATCGAGGATTTCTACAATCCAGAGATCGGCCGGCCGCTTCGTGCCCCGCCAGGCAGTGCTGAAGCTGTTGCGCTCCCCTATGTCGGGCAGCATGTGTTCCCGATGCTTGAGTACAGCACGGCCGACACCGAGAATCTGACTGGCTTCACGCGCTACAGCCAAGGGCTTGACGCATCGAGCCTGAACAAGACGGCCACGGGCGTGCGGATGATCACGAACATGAGCCAGCAGCGCATCAAGATGATGGCGCGCAACTATGGTGAAATGTGCTTTGCTCCATGCCTGCGTGGCGTCTCAAAACTTTTGAGCCAGCACGGCGACAAGGCCCTATCTCTGCGCCTGCGTGGGCAGTACGTGCAGGTTGACCCGCGCGAGTGGTCCGAAGAATACGACATGGTTGTAAATGTCGGCTTGGGGTCAGTGGACAAGGACCAGCAAGCCATGCACCTTGGGCAAGTCGCCCAAGCTCAGGCGATGGCAGTGCAGGGCGGCGGCATGGGCAAGCTCGTCACCCCAAAGAACCTTTACAACGTGCAGCGCAAGATGGCTGAGCTAGCTGGCATCAAAGACCCGAGCTTCGCATGGACTGACCCAGACACGGTGCAAGCCCCGCCCCCAGCACCCCCGCCCGTCGATCCAAAGGTGCAAACCACGCAGATGACGCTGCAAGCAGATCAGCAGAAATTCCAGGCGCAGGCGGGCATCGACCAGCAGAACAAAGCAGCTGATCTGCAAGATGCGCAGATGGCACGCCAGCATGACGCCGAGCTGCAATTGGCCCTGGCGCAGATCAAAGAGCAGGCGGCAACAGACCGCGCGCTGCAACTCAAACAACTGGACGTGATGGCGCAGGCTGGGATGGCACAGCAGGCGGCACGCACTCAAGAAGCGGCCGACGCGAACGGCGAAGCACTCGGCGGCATGGCTCAAGTAGCCCCAGCCATTGCCCAAGCTATGCAAATGATGGCCGAGGGCATGAACGCTATGCAACAGGTAGCGCAGTTGCTTGCGGCCCCGAAGCAAGGCCGTGCAGTGAAGAACAAGGACGGTAGTTTTTCTGTCATTACAGAACCCGTTTTGAACTGAGGCGACCTATGTCAACCATCGACAGCACTACCATTATCAACATCACCGCGAATAGCACTAGCGGCGGGCAGGGTGTTGATTTCAGCGGGTTTTCTGGTGCATCTGCACTGCTTATCAACGACTTGGCTGGTGTTCCTATCCAGTACGCAGTCGATGGGGTGACGTGGAACACTTTGGCAGCCGGTTCGACCGCGACGATTAGCGTAGCCGTCCCCAATATGCTGAGATTCCGTAAAACTGTGGAAGACAATTTCCCAGTTCCGCTTTCAGTTGATTTTGACCTATTGGATAAGAGCCTCTCTCCTGAGCAAGTAGCGGCGGTGAATGTACTCGGGCAATTCACGATCACGCCGCAGATGTACAAGGCCAATGCTGGTATGACAAATGGCACGGAAGATGACGCGGATGCGTTGCTGGCGTGCGTTGCACTGACTCAAGTTGACGGCGCAACTCGTATCAAGATCGACCTTGGGTCAATGCCGTATCGATGCTCGAAGCCAATCTGCACATTGGCGAAGAAGCCATTCGAGATGGCCGGCAATGGTGCATGGCTGATCTATGACGCCGCCGCCACTGGCGATTTCATGAGCTTCTCGAACTGCTGGTATGGGGCGGACACCACGCTTCTTTCCAACGGCGCAACCAATCCGAGCAGTTCGAACAGCGCTGCTGTTACGTGGCCCGGGCAAAGCTCTAAGCGGGCCGGGGTGTCCCTAAAGGGGTTCACTGTCGTTGGTGATCGCCGCAGTACACAGACCCAGAACGGCATCATTTTCTATGACCGCAACGATTACGCTACGGTGGAGGATGTCGAGGTTCACTTCATTAAGGGTATCGGAATTTGCCTGAGCGGTATTCCTTCGGTAGCTGGCACTAACAAAGCGACCGTGATGCGAGAGTCATACATTCGTCGCGTGCAAGCACGCTGGTGCGGGGACCTCATCACGGGGCGCCCGGCGATGATGCTGAACTGCAACTCGCAGACTTCGGTTAGTGCAGACGATGGCGTCAACTACATGAAGCTGATCGACGTGAAAGTTATCTTTCCGAACGGCGTGGGATTCCAGAACAATTGCCATAACCAAAACACAAACCAAGCCAGCAACAATCAAATTCAGATTCAAATTGATGCCCCGCAGGGCAACACAGGAGCGTCAAATACTTCGGGATTCTCATCGATCACTAGTGGCGTTCTTACGATATCGGCGGGTGGCACGATCACCGGAACCTTTAGCGTCGGCCAGTTCATCACCAACGCGAGCGTGCCGCTGGGCACCTACATCATCTCTCTGGGCACAAGCACAGGAGGCGTCGGCACGCTCAACCTCGCAAACCGCACCGAAGACATCTCCGCGCTGACCGTCAGCAGCGGAACTCTTGGCACTCTGCGCACCAACGTGCCGTGTATGCAGCACGGTGGCGGGCACAACGGTGGCGTGTACGACATCACCATCAACGCATCGAACCTTGTCGGCAACGGTGTGGTCGGCATCGAATTCAACCAGAACGTCCTGAACGGCAGCACCGCAAAGCCGGCACTGGGTGTGTGGGACCTGTCAATCGGCTCCATTGACGTAGGACTCGAACTCATCACCTTGAGCAGCGCCGCCGTCCGCTGGAAGATGCGCAATGCGACTACATCGGTGCGCGTTGGCAACATCACCAAGCAAGTCACGATTGACTTGCTTGTGGACGACCCGGCGGTCAACTTCACAGTCACGGGTGCGGTGACCAACATCACTGTCACGCCGGGCATGCAGGCTGTCATTTACGGTGCCGCGCTTCCATCATCCGCCAAGTACCCGAACGCATTCATGGTCTTAAACAACGGCGGGACCATTACGCGCAGCGTATCTATCGCTGGCGCCTGGGTCGCAGCATAACCCCACCCCACAAAGCACAAGAGGCTGAGATGACCGACGAACCGCTGATCTACACCAGCAAAGGCAATCTGCCCATTGCATCGCTCGACTACACGACCACCGCCGAGGTGGTGAACATGAACGTTGTACTGGCCGAGGAATGGCGCCTTGAAGGCGAAATCGTCAAACGCGCGGTGCATGTTGTTCCGCTGGAAGGTCTCAACATTGGCGCAGAACAAGCGCAGATCGGATAAACCATGGCTAACTCACAAGCAGTCTCCACGTCGTTCAAAGTTGAATCCATGAACGGCATTCACGCATTCGGCACGACCGTAACTCGGGGCGGCACGGGCGCTGACACGTTCAAGGCGGCTTTGTTCCTTGCTTCTGGATCGCAGGGCGCAGCCACCACGGCTTACAGCGCTACCAATGAAGTGAGCGGCACCGGCTACACGGCTGGCGGCGTCACTTTCACTTGGGTTGCTCCGTCAAGCACTGGCACCACGGCGTTTAGCACGCCAAGCGCTTCGTTTGCGTGGACCACCGCCACCCTTGCAACAGCCTTTGATGCGGTCACGCTTTACAACAGCACGCAATCGAACAAGGCAGTTGCCACCTACACCTTCGGTTCGCAAACTGTCACGGCGGCAAACTTTACGCTGACCATGCCAACCAACGACGCAACAACCGGCCTACTGCGCCTGGCCTGATCCATGGCAATCACCACGCTTGACCAAGCGGCGGCCGGGGCAAAGCCGCCCGGCTACTTTGCCAAGGCGCTGACTGGCACGTTGGTCGCGGGGCGGCCGTTCAACCCGTGGTATCTGGCGGGCATACCCGCTGCGGCCGTGGCCCCTGCGCCTGGCTTGGCAGGGGCCGCGCTCACCTCCTACCCGGGGCAGCAACCCATCCCAGCGGCCAGCACCAACACGCACCTGCACCGCTTCTCGGGCATCAGCTCGGCTCAGGGCGGCCTGCTGCTGCTGTGCGACAGGCTTTGGCACAACTCGGGCCTGGTGGTCACCACCACCACGGCGCAAACCATCACCAGTGCGGCCTGGCCGGCGCGCGATGCCAACGGCGCAGTGACGGGTGAACAGGTCTTCATCGGCCTGGAAGTCTCTGCCACCACCGGCGCTGGTACAGCCGCACCCGTCATCAGCTACACCAACACGGGCAGCACGGCAGGCCGCACCAGCACCACGCTGGATGCCTACGCCGCCACCTCTGCGCAGGGCAGCTTCTACCGCCTCGGCCTGCAGGCTGGCGACACCGGGGTGAAGTCGATCGAAACCTGCACGCTCGGCGTCAGCATGACCAGCGGCTCGATCTCTCTGGTGGCCTATCGCGTGCTGGCCACGCTTGAACTCTCGGCCGCCGGGCTCCCGAACGCCGTTGACTTTCTCACGGGCGGCGGGCCTCGCTGCTACGACACGACCGTGCCGTTCCTGCTCTATATCCCGCAGACGACTACGACAACGCAGCTCACTGGCACTGCTGTTTTCACGCAGGGATAACCAATGTCCGGCCAAGGCCAAAAGCACACTGGCCTATTTCTTGCGCGGCGGCGGCGGCGGCAAGGTCTAACTGATCTTGTCGTAAAAACTGCTGGCCCGAGTGCGGCCAAAACAGCGGTAGAAGACTGGCTGTTCCCAGCCAATGCGGGGGGCGGGGTAACCGTTGCCCTGACTGGTCAAGTCTACGCAGCATCCTCGGGGACACTCACAGCGTCAGGCGTTTTGCCTCTGTCTGGGCAGCTTGCGACATACGGCCAAGGAACCGTAACCCCTTCTGTTGGGGGTGGGCCGATCAGCGTTGCTCTGACGGGGCAGTCAATCAGCTACGCACAGGGCGTTATCGCTGCTGCTGTTGGCAAGCCGCTGACGGGTCAGGCTGTTGGATATGCACAAGGGGCACTAGCACCAGCAGTTTCTGCGGTGCTGGTTGGGCAAGTTGCAACTTACTCGCAGGGGACGCTTAGCCAGGTTCTGTCAGCTTCACTCGCAGGGCTCTCAAGCACCCATCCCCAAGGAACGCTAGCCGCAGCCATCGACAAGGCGTTAGGTGGGCAATCGGCGGCCTATTCGCAAGGCGACTTAGGGGTTATCAATGAAAGCGCGCCTGTAGGCAGCGGGGGTGGAGGTTCGGCTCCCGGGGGGATGCTTCACCGCTATAAGCTACTGCAAGCCTTCAAAGACAAGCAAGAAAGAGACGAAGCAGTTAGCAAACTGCCGAAGGCAAGCGAACGTGAGCGCGTGGTTTTGCGGAAATCAGCTCGCGCACTCATTAAGTCAGAGCCTGTCAATTATAAGGAACTGGAAACTAGGGTATCCAAAGACCTAGAATCTATCGGCCTTGCGCCCGCGCCGAATCATCTAGATTGGTTGCTGTATTTTCTGCGGGTGGAAGCGCATGCAATCGCCCAAGCACAAAAGATTGCACAAGAAGATGAAGACTTGATGCAAGTCCTGTTGATGGCACTCATGGAGTAACTATGGACGATATCGACAAGATCACTCGGGGTCAGGCCGCAGAAAGATTGCTCGCTGATCCACTGTTAGTCGAGTGCTTGACCGCGCTTGAACTGAATGCAACGGCTCGCCTTCGGGCATCCGATGTGAATGACACGCAACTACTGCAAACCCTGGCAATCAGTTTGCAGGCGATCAGTGGGTTTCGCCGTCAGCTAGAAATGGTTGCCAGAGATGGCGCCAGCGCGCTCGAAAAGGAGTCGCAAACGTCGTTTGCATCACCTAATCGGCGCAATTTTGCGTCTATTGGCGCTTGAAATCAACCTAAAAGGGGTTTACCATCATGGCACTTGAACTCGCAACCCAGCAGGCAGCCGGCAACGCCGACAACTCGCCAGCGGACGAGCCCGAATATGCGTCCCTTTTGGACGAGTCAGACGGGCTGGATATTGCAGACCCGAACGACCAGACCGAGCAGGACGCCGCCGACGCGGACCCTGACGCGCCCGACGAGGGTGATGATGGCAAGACGGACGGGCGAGATGCGATTAGCGTCACTGACGATGCAACGCTCAAGCTAGACGGAAAGGACGTGACTGTTCGAGAGTTGAAAGAGACTTTCACCACGTTCCAGCGCAAGACACAGGAATACGCGGAAGCGGATGTGCAGCGCGAAGTCCAGGCTCGAAGCGCAATTGCAGCGGTGCAGGAAGAGGCGGCCCAACGTGTGGCCACCATCGCGAATTCCATCAATGACTTGGTTCTGCCAGGTGTGGACATGAGCGTGATTTCGCGCTTGCGTCTTGAAGACCCAGCGAAAGCCGGGGAATTGCTGACGAATCTGCAAATTGTCGAGCGTTGGAAGAATGACATGATGGCCAAAGCTAACGAGCTTTGGAATCAGTCGCAAAACCAGCGAACGGCGGCCGACCAGAAACGGATGCAGGCTCAGAATGAACTGCTTCAATCGGAAGGCGCAAAGCTAGCCGATGCCAAGTGGTTTAACGACGACTTCAAGATCAAAGCGAAATCGTTTCTCAAGTCGCACGGTGTGCCTGAGGCGTTTGCAAGTCAGATTCCGTATGCCGGTGGAATGGAGATCATCCGCAAGGCCATGGCATACGACAAGGCCCACGCAGACCTGAAGGCTGGTAAGCAGCCGAGTCAGTCCCCACAAGTCCCGGCCTCCGGCAAAGCCCGCGAGGCCACTGCCCGACAACGCGCGGCGCAGGCGTTTGATGCCGCAACCAAACCCTCGGCTACCAAGCGTGACACTGCCCGCGCCTATGCCTCTCTTCTGGGGGGCTGAAGGAAATGAGAAATGACTGCACCTACCAATACCTACACCACGTACACCTCGCGTGGTCAGGCCGAAGACGTTGACAACAAGATCTACAACCTTGACCCGGAGGAAACGCCGTTCGCATCGGCGGCTGACTCCGAGCAGGTTGTCTCGAAAAGTCCTCAGTGGCAGGAAGACACCTACTTCACGCCGAACAAGGATAACGCTGCGGTTGAAGGCGACGACTTCTCCGGTCGCGCCATCACCCCGACGACTGTTCTGACGAACACGATGCAAACGATCCGTGAGGACATCGTTACTTCGGGCATCAACAACGCTATTAAGAAGTACGGCCGCGGCCAGGGCGCCGACAGCGAGCAGGACTATCAAACCCGCAAGGCGATGATTGCGATCAAGCGCCACGTCGAAGCCGCGATGCTGTCCAACAACATCGGCGTTGTGGGCAACACCACTACGGCGGCGAAGATGGCAGGTTTGGAGCTGCTCACCGACATCAACCCCTCGCACGGCGCCGGTGGTTCTACGGTGGCGGTTGTCAACGGCACCTTGCCGGTGGTTGCTCCGACCGATGGCACGACCCGCGCGCTGACCTCGGCCATCTTCACGGCTGGCCTGCAAGCCATGTGGCAGAACGGCGCGAAGCCAAAGATCACCTATCTGTCAATGGGCCAAAAGGCGGTGGTGAACACGTTCACTTCGGTGGCTTCGCAGCGCAATGACACCCCGCCGAGCGGCATGGCGAAGATCATCGGCGCAGTTGACGTGTACCAGTGGGAAACCGGCCCGGTCGCCTTCGTCCCGATCTACAACACGCAGATTCGTTCGCGCACGTTGTTCATCACCGATGGCGATTCGATCAGCCGGAACTTCATCCGCCCGATCAAGAAGTCTCGCATGGGCACCACGGGTGACAGCACGAAGGACATTCTGATCACGGACGTGACCCTGAAGGTCAAGAACCGCCGTGGTGTGCTGAAGATCGCCGACCTCACCTAATCTCTCCTGGGTGAAGTGTGTTGGGGTGGGCTTCGGCTCACCCCTTTTCTGGAGGAAGCATGGCATTCCAGCAAACGCGACAAACCGCCTACGGGTTCGAGACTTTCCACGAGAACCCGGATCGCCCGGGCGAGTACGTCATTCAGAAGACTTTCGACCGCGACCCGATCATTGAATCTTGCACTCAGATTCGTAATGAGGTGGACCAGCGCGGGCGTGAGCTTCGATTAGCAATGCGCATCCCGCCGACCTTGTTTTGGCAGTGGCTGCAAGATGGCACTTTGACGGACGAGGACTACACCTCTGTGAATGGTGGTGGCATCGCCATCAAGCCGGAGAAGCTACAGCAGTGCATGCGCGAGTACAGCAAGCTCGCGTGCATGGATAGCCTGTAATGGCAATCACCACGTACAGCGAGCTTCAAACCGCAGTTGCGTCTTGGACGAACAAGACGAATCTGACTGCGCGCATTCCTGAATTCATCGCGCTTGCAGAAGTGCGGATTTGGGCGAAGTTGCGTGCGAAGTCGCTCACTAAAGACATGTCAATTGCATATGTCGCGGCCGATACGGCAAAGGCGCTCCCGTCTGACCTAATCAGCGTGGTGAGCCTGCGCGATACCGCTACTGGACGAAGCGGAGTGTGCGAGGTGGTGAGTTATGACCGCTTCCAAGAGCTGCAATCGAACAGCGTGCTTTTGATCAACTCAGCGACACAGTTGTGCGTGACTGGCCGACAACTTCTGTTCGTCGTCCCCCCGACAGTTTCAGGAACCATCGTTGGGCGATATCTTGCCAAAGAGCCAGCATTGTCCACTGTGGCGACGAATGAAATTCTGACGCAGTACCCAGACCTCTACCTCTTCGGCTCGCTCTGCGAAGCATACGACTATCTCCATGATGATCAGAACGTCATGAAGTACACCGCGCGCTTTGAAGCCGCGATGGATGCCGCGAACACGCAGCACGCTTATATCGGCGAGCGCGCGTATCGCTCACCGCGCATGACGGTGGTTTGATGATAGAGCTACTCGGATTCCTGCCCGACACCGACCCGGCTAACCCGGGCGTGTTGACGAACTGCGCGAATCTGATTCCGACCGAGCGGGGAATGATGGGCGCCCCCTCACCTGCTACGGCCGTGGTTGGCCTTGCAGCCCTGCCTGCTGAATGCCGTGGGGCTGCTGTGCTTGTGGACACCGCAGGAACTCTCCGAAACTTTGCAGGTACGCAGACCAAGCTCTATGAACTGAGCGCAGCAACATGGACCGACCGTAGCCGAGCCGGCAATTACACCGGGTCAAGCGATAACCGCTGGTCGTTTGCTCAATTCGGGAATGTGGCCCTTGCAAGCAATCTTACCGAGGTGATTCAAGCCAGCGCATCCGGCGCGTTTGCCGATGTGGCAACAGCCCCCAAGGCGAAGATCATCATTTCGGCAAAGGATGTGGTGATCGCGCTAGGAACGAATGATGGAACCTTCGGCAATCTGCCCGATGGGTGGTGGTGTAGCGCCTTCCAAGACTATTCAAGCTGGACGCCGAGCGTGACCACCTCCGCAGCCCGAGGGCGTCTTGTGGGCGTTCCTGGGGGGCTTACTGCGGGGGCAATGCTAGGCGCCTATGTGGTTGCTTACAAAGAGCGCGGCGCCTACCTAGGGCAAATCCAAATCGGCACGCCAGGTACGATCCAATGGGACCAGGTCCCGGGTGAATTTGGGTGTGTCGGGCAAGATGCCGTAGTCGATATTGGCGGCGCTCATTTCATTGTCGGGCCGGATAACTTTTGGCTCTTTGACGGAACTCGCCCAATTGCCATCGGAGTGAATGAAGTTCGGCAGTGGTTTTACAACGACTCAAGCCCGACCTATCGCTATCGAACCATCGTCTATTTTGACCGGCAGAATTCTCGTGTGTGGGTGCACTATGCATCGTCTGCATCCGCTGCTGGGCAGCCGGATCGGGCGCTTGTTTACAACATCCTGTCCAAGAAATGGGGCCGGGCTGATCGTTCGATTGAAGCGGTGTTCCAGTTTGTCACGCCAGGCCTGACGTGGGACACGCTGGACACCATCGCGGCCACTTGGGACACGCTCCCCAATGTGTCGTGGGACTCACAGTATTGGCAGGCAGCCGGTCGGGCGCTGGGCTACTTTGACACCTCGCACAATCTCTACACGCTGACCGGGCAAAGCACTGGGTCTAGCTTTGTCACTGGTGACATTGGGGATGACATCGTTTCGAGCTACACGAACCGGGTGAAGGTGCATTACATCACTGCCCCATCGACCAGCGCAACAGCCACGGGCTACAGCAAAGAGACCTCGGGTGAAGGCCTGACGACTAACGACACCCAGCCCTATGCGGACGGGAAATTTGACCTCCGCCAATCGGGCCGCTGGCACCGCTATTCGGTAACCCATGTGGGCGATGCCGAGGTGCGGGCCTATGACCCGCAATTGAAGCCAGAAGGAGTACGGTAATGGCTCGCCTTGGTGATCCGATCCTGCCGATCAGCCCCGAATCGGCCTATGACGCGCAGTTGAATCGCAAGCTGTTGGACTTCTTCCGCGTGCTGGTCAACAAGGTGAACGGGCTGGCTTCGGGGGTGTTCACGCACTCTGCTGACAATGCGTTGCCTTCCATCCCGACAAGCGGGACATACGCGCGTGATGACTTCGTGCCCAAGTCAAGCAGGGTCGAGGCAGGTGTAGCAACACAGAAATATGTCGTGCTTGGCTGGCTCCGGTTGACAGGTGGATCGGCTCATGTCGCTAATGTCGATTGGGTCGAAGTCAGGATTTTGACAGGCAACTAATGGACCTCTTCGTCTGCCAACCTCACGAAATTGATCGCGCATGGCGGGACGGCGCAGACACGCTCGGCGAGGCAGTGAAGCATGCGCAGCGCGAGGTGACGCTCGATCAATTGAAGATGCTTCTAAGCCGCAACGAACGCACCCTGATCGGCCTGCGTGAAGGTCAAGACGTGAAGGGCTGGGCAGCGGTAGGCGTGCAGCAACTTCCCAACATCCGCGTCATGTACGTCTATGCGATGGCAGGCAAAGGAATCTGCACGATTGAAGGTTTCGACTTGCTCAAAAAGTACGCAGAGGCAAACGGCTGTAGTTCAGTCCGTGGTGCTGTTCGCGCATCCGTCATGCGCATGATGCAACAACGATTCGGGGCGCAGCCTCTGTACCAAACCTTTGAATGTGAGGTCTGAAATGTCAGGCGGCAGCGATACCACAACGACTAGTCAATCCATCCCGGATTGGATGCGGCCCTACGCCGAGAACTATATGCAGGCTTCCACGCAAGTGGCGAACCTGCCATATCAGTCTTATGGTGGGCAGACCACGGCGCAACTCAACCCGTACCAGACGGCGGGTTACAACGCGCAGGCACAGCGAGCAATTCAAGGCTCGGGGGTGAACGATGCCGCGTCAGGCCAGTTGCAGGACACCTTGAACGGGAAGTATCTCAACAACAATCCGTATCTTGACCAGACGATCAACGCCGCGCAAAGCGACGCCATCCGTGGGTATAACCAATCCATTGTGCCGAGCCAGAATGCAGCGATGGCCCGAAGTGGCAGTTTTGGGAACTCGGGAATTCAGCAATCCATCGACAACCAAAACCACGACTTCGGTCAAACCCTTGGGAACATCGGTTCGACCATCCGAGCGAACGACTACGGCAACGAACGCAGCCGGCAAATGAGTGCGATTGGCATGGCCCCGAGCATTGCCAATCAGGATTACGTCGATGCTTCTGCCTTGCAAAACGCTGGGCAGGGTTTCCAGTCGCAGGAACAAAAGAACCTGACCGACCAATACGGCCGCTTCCAAGAAGCGAACAACTACCCGCAGACTCAATTGAACACGCTTGGCAAGGGCCTGGGGTTCAATTTTGGGCAGAACAGCAGTAGCACCGGCCCCGGAACGAACGGGTGGGCGCAAGGAGTTGGCACGGCCGCGACGATGTACGGCCTGAGCAACTACGGCAATAACTCGACCACGACCAGTGGAGGTGGGAAGTGAACGATACCGGCCAATCTCAACCGATGCGCTCAGGCGCAGGCGGGCAATTCGGTAACCGCGTATCCACCGGCCAGATGGGCGATGGCAACACCCTGCCAAACATGATGGTCCCCCAGGGTCAGCAGTACCGCAACAGCGGATTGGCTCGATTTGGTGCGAATCAAGGCAACTACACGCCCACCCCATACAATCCGCAGCAATTCACCCCGCGCACGTTCACGAGCGGAACCACTCCAGTCGGCCAGCAAGGGCAGGGCACGCAACAAGGCGGGCGGATTGGATTCACTGACCCGAGCGGGCACGGAACAGGCGGGCAGGGATCACCCTACAGCATTCCAACGGGTGGGTCTTCCTCACTCGGCAATGGGCAGACGATCTACTATGGAGATGGCAGCAACAAGGGGCTATCTCCCGGGATCGCGCGTGGAATCGGAATGATTGGCGGTGGGCTTATGGGGTCCCCAATTGCGGGTGGGGTACTCGGTCAAGTCATGTCGGGTGCTGGTGCATCGACGGCCGGAAACATGGGGACTCAGCCCTATAGCGATGCCCGCAATAGCGGGGGCTATACCGACCCAAGTGGAAGCGGGAATGGCATGGGAACGACCTACGGAAACTTAGGCGGCGGGCAAGGTACGCACTTCAGCGATGCGGCGACCAGCGCCCCAAGCGCTCCGACATCATCGCCGGATGCCTACCGTGGTGACCGCCGAACTGCACAAACCACGTCCAATGGAGGCAAGTGATGGGCCTCAGCAAGTCCGAATTGTGTGCCGTACTTTCATATGATTCGACAACAGGCATTTTTGTTTGGATAAAATCACTATCTAATGTTGTTAAAGTCGGCTCTATTGCCGGGAAAATTGGCAAAGATGGGCGCAGAGATATTTGCGTAGCGCGCAAGATTTACAAAGCCCACCGGCTGGCTTGGCTTTATGTTTATGGTGTTTGGCCGACAAACGTAATTGACCATATTGACGGAGACAACGGCAACAACCGGATTGATAATCTTCGTGATGTTGTTCAATCGACAAATATGCAAAACATGCGCAAAGCCCGCATGGATAGCAAATCACAAAGCCTTGGCGTGCACTGTATAAAAAGCAGCGGTAAATTTAGGGCGCAGCTAAAGGTAGACGGCATGACTCGGCACATTGGATGTTTTGATAGCAAAGATGACGCGCATGCTGCGTATATTTCTGCAAAACGCCTATTTCATGAAGGTTGCACGCTATGAGCGGCTTGCTTGATCTACTCCAGTCTGATGATCCCGCAGTAAAGCAGGGCATCCTGCAATTCGGCCTTGGCCTCCTGAGCAGCAAAGGAAACTTCGGCAACGCGCTTGGCAATGCCGGGCAACAGGGCCTAGCGGGGGCATTGCAGTACGGGGACCGGCAGCGGGCAAACAAGCGCGCGGGGTTGCAGGATCAACTGACGCAGGGGCAAGTGCAGCAAATGCAACGTCAACAGGACTTGCAAGCCCTGCCCGGGCAGTTCATGCAACCCGCCATGAAGCCAGCAACGATGGATAACCGCGACGTGGGCCAGCCCGGCGAACAAGCGGTTAACCCTGCTTCGTTCGATACGCAGGGCTACCTGACAGCACTGCAAGGCAAAGACCCGATGGCAGCGCTGCAATTCCAGCAGGCAATGGCAAAACCGCTTTCCAAGTTTTCATCGAAACAAGAATACGACCAAAACGGTCGCGCTTATCTCACTGATGAACAAGGCAACGTCAAGTATTTGCAGGGTCCAAATGGGCCAATTTCTGCCCGTGAAAAAGCTGAATTTGTCAATGGAGTTGCAGTTAATCCGTATGCCGTCAAGCCAGGCACTGTCGGCCCCGCAAACCCAAATCAACCGTTCAATCTCGGCGCTGATGGCAAGCCAATCGCAAACAAAGCTTATCAAGACTACGTACTAAACAACTCGCGCGCGGGGGCATCTAGCACGAACGTCAGTTATGGTGCGCCAATAGCCGGGGTTGATGAATCCGGGAAGTCTGTTTTCTTCCAACCGGACAAAGGCGGAGGCAGGCCCGCAATCGTTGCTGGCGTTCGCCCTCCAAAAGACCCGAACGCTGACAAGCCGCTTACTGAGTCTCAAGGAAACGCTACCTCATTTGCGGCTCGCATGCGTGACGCCTCGGCGGTACTCGTGCCGTTGGAAGAAAAGGGAATCGGATCGGGCGATGCGGCTGTGATGGCGGCGAATAGCAACTTAACGAATTGGGCATCCAACCCCGAAGCGCGGCAGTATGCACAAGGCGCCCGGAATTGGGTTAGCGCTAATCTTCGCAAGGAATCAGGCGCAGCAATTCCAGACTCTGAAATGGCGGCGGAACTCAAGAAGTATTTCCCGCAGCCAGGAGAAGATGCGGCGACGCGGAAGCAAAAGGCGCAGGCACGCGCAGTAGCGGAAGAGGGCATGCTTGTGCAAGCTGGGCCAGGTGCAAAACAAGTTCCCGGTATTCTTTCGCGCGGCGGCTCGAAGGCGGCCAAACCAACCGATATCCACAGCCAAGCGGATGCAATCCTTCGGGGTGAATGATGGCAACAGCCGACGAATACGCAGCATGGATCGTCCAAAACGCCGACAAGAAGGGCACGCCAGCCTTTGATACTGTCGCGGCTGCGTACAAGGATGCGCGGGCCAGTGCGGAGCCGCCTGCGGGCGATGCAAAAGCAAAGGGCACGGGCAGTGTCGCGCTTGACTCCGGGAACGCCATCGGCACCGGCTACATGCGCAGCTTGGCTGGCCTCGCTGGCTTACCCGTGGACACGGCTGCAAACGTTATCGACCTTGGCAAAGCCGGCCTGGGCACGGCTTACACCGCGGCCACCGGCAAGCCTGCGCCAGACATGCTGCAACTTGGTGACCGCAGCAACGTTCCTGGCACCTCCGCATGGCTGATGGACAAGGCGCGCAAGACGGAAACCGGCCGCACTTTGCTTGACCCTGCGAACCCTGACTATGAAGGCGGCTATCTCCAGGCTGCGGGCGGTGGCGCGGGGGCGATCATGAACCCATCAAGCGGCGGGCAAGCAGTCAATCAAGGACTCCTAGGTATCCTTGGGAACCTGTTCGCAAAAGGCACCAAAGACGTGACCGGCAATGATGCGCTGGCAGTGGCGGCCAGCATGCTGCCGCTCGGCGCGCAACGCGCAGTGACCGAAGGCGGACGGCACATCATTCGCGGAGGTGAGGAAGGGCGCGCGGCAATGGCACAGCGCATCCAAGACCTCAAAGCGGCGGGCATTGACCATCCGACGCTCGGGCTGGCCTCTGGGAACGGCACGATTGGAGCAACCGAAAACCTCCTGTCAAATGCTCCCGGTGCAGTTGGCATCATGCGCAATGCACGCGAGCAGGCTATTACCGGGCTGCAAAACAAGGTAGGCGAGGCGGCGGCGTCAGCATCGCCAAACCGTGGCGCAGTTGCGGCAGGGCAGGGCATCCAATCTGGATTGAACGGCACATTCAAGGATGCCTTTAAAGCGAAGCAGGGCGCGCTTTACAACAACCTTGAAAGCCAGATCGGCAGCAATACGCCGATGCAGACGCCTGCAACGCAAAACGCGCTGGGCCTGTTGAATGCAGATATCCCGGGGGCGCCAGCTCTGTCGCAGTTCTTCAAGAATGGGAAGATCCTTTCCCTTGAAGATGCGTTGCACAACGACCTGAACGCACGGCCGGCGTACACACCATCGCAACTCCGTGCGGCGCTGGCCACGAACCCCGCAGGCCCGCAGGCGCTTGATGCCGCGCTTGGTGGCGGCCAATTGCCATTCCAGGCGATCAAGCAAACGCGCACATTGGTCGGCAATGAAATTGCGGACAATTCGCTCTTGAGTGATGTCCCGCGCAGCAAGTGGAATCCGCTCTATGGCGCGTTGTCGGAAGACATGCAGGGGGCCGCGCAGAAGTCAGGCCCTGGCGCGACGGCGGCATTTGATCGTGCGAACAACTACACGCGCGCAGGCATCGACCGCATGGAGCGGGTCGCACCGTTTGCTGATCGGCCTGCACCAGAACAGTCGTTTACCTCGCTGGCCAGCACGCTTGGTGAAAACGTCTCGACTTTCCAGGCTGTCAAGAAGTCGCTGCCGGAAGGTGCCCGCGGGCAAATCGCTGGGACGGTGATCGAGCGACTCGGCAGAGCAACCAACGGGGTGCAGAACGATACCGGCACGGCGTGGAGTCCCGAAACCTTCCTGACCAACTGGAACAAGATGACGCCGACCGGGCAGCGTGAATTGCTTTCGGGGTTCCCCAATTCTTCGCAGGTTGCCGCCGATGTAAACGCCGCAGCTAAAGCGGCAAGCTTGATGCGCGACAACTCCAAGCTGTGGGCTAACCCGTCGGGCACTGCGGCGAACCTGACGGCCCGAGGCACCATCGGCGGCATCGGCCTGGGCACGGTCGGATCGCTGCTGGGCCTTGTGCCGTGGGCTATCCCGGCTGCTGCTGCGGGCGCAACGCTGGGCAGCAACCTCGCGGCCCGCGCATTGACAAGCGACCGACTCGTGAACTATGGAGCTACCAAGTCTGGCGACCCGTCAGCCCTTAGTGCAGCACAGGCAAGAACATTGTTCGGTCTGCTATCGCAGCAGCAAGGCAACTAGAGTCGCAATGCACACGACCCACACCAACACCGGCAGAAAGAACCGGAACGCTGACCCAAAATCCTGTGTTTCCTGATCGTCATCCAAAGGTTTCAATCTCATGCCCGTCCCTTCACTTATCACCGACCTCTCGACTGTAGCCGCAAGCAACAGCCCTGACGGTGCGAGCGAATCCCCAAAGCTAGGGGATGACTACATCCGCACCTATGGGGCATTCATTGCTCAGATTCGGGACATGCTGAATGGCACGTCAAATAGCGGGACGATCAAGAACCCGGTCTTCAGTGGCACCAGCACAGGAACGATCACCATTGCTGGCGCTACCCTGCCCAGCCCGACGATCAGTGGCACGCCAGTTATCAGCAGCGCGGCAGTTACGTGGAGCGGGAACCCGACGCATAGCGGAAATCACACTTGGAGTGGGACTCAGACGTTCAATGGAGCAGCGACATTCGGTGGAGCCGTAACATTTTCTTCATTACCGCGCGGGTTTGCCAATGTTGCAGGTAAAGCAACTACTACAAGCCGCGCAAGTAATACTTCATTCACAAGCGATCCTGATTTATACGTTACCCTGACGCCCGGTTCATATGCCCTTGATTTGTACATTCCTTTATGGTCTGCATCCTCTGGGACAGGTGGGTTCAAGTGGCAATTTGCTTTCAGCGGAACAACTAGCGCACCAACTTCTTTCGGAATTACTGGCGCTCTAAATAATAATGCAGTTGCCACGAACATAGTGGTTACTAGTGCAGGGTATACAAACCTATCAACTTCAGCATACTTAGACTATTTGTCTTTCCGAGGAATAATTGTTGTCGCAACAGGTGGCCTTCTCGAATTCCAGTGGGGGCAATTTTCGTCAAGTGTTGGGGCAACAAATGTTGGTGCGGGTGCTTGGCTAGTTGCAACTAAGTTGACCTAAAAATGTTGCTCAATCATCAAATGCAAAGCAGCATCTTTGACCCCAACCCTAGGAATAAGCCCCAGACGCACGGCATATTCGCCCGCATGGATGGCGATGCTAGGGGCTATGAGAAAAGCCAATGCTCGGCCATCTCGATAGCAGATGATGTTGGGGTTGGTAGAAGCCTCGGCGCGCTCGCAATATTGAGGGCCAAATACTCTGCCATAGCCTGTGATTGCCCCAACGGTCAGTGCAGCGCTGAACCCATGCACTTGGTCAGTCTCGAAGGTTTCGGCCGCGTAGACACTCTGGCGCCCGTAGCTGTTGCGGTAGGTGCCGAGAGTCAAGCCGCTGTCAAAGCGAGCATAGATGCCGGGGTTGATGCCGTTCAGCCCACCGTGTTGATGGGCAGACACCAAATGCAGGCCGACCGTTTGGGCGCTCGCTGCAAGGTGGAAGAAAAGCGCGAAGAGTGCGAAGATACGGGTAACCATGTTGGACTCCAATCAGTTCAGTGTGGCCAGAAGCGGGGCGGTGTTGATAGCACCTGTCCCGCTTCGTCATTGTTGCGCCAGATGGCACAGAAAAGCAAGGGGGCCTAAGTGCCGATTCCCGCGACTAGAACCGATCTAAACGCTGTTGCTGCGTCAAATTACCCAGCGGGTAATGAAAACCCCATCCAGGGTGATGACCACCTGCGCGTTCATGCGGCATTCATCCGGCAGAACTACGATGACATCCTGCTACGCACGGTAGCCGCAGACCTTGCAGACACTGCCAATGCAGCCAAGGGCTCCGCATTAGTCAAATCAAACCCAACATTGAACTACGCCGTTCAAACCATCGGCGCGCAGTTCATTGATGATGGCGTGAATTTGCTGTGGTTTGTTACCACCGATGCAGAGCGAAATGCGATCAAGGCCGGTACCAGCACCACTGATCACACAGCACTTATGACAGCCGCTTTGGCAGTGTCATCTGACATCGTCCTTCCGGTCGGTCGAATGAATTTCGGTGACGTCGTGATCAGCAAGCGCGGAACACGAATTCGCGGGAAGGGCAAGCGGTCTGCCTGGGTGCATACGGGCTCAGGAATCGCAATTGACTTTCAGGACACATCGGCCGGCCCGGTGTTCCCATCCGCTCGCAATGCCTACGTTCAAGATGGCGACTACTACCTCGGCGACTTGAGCCTGTATGTCAGCGGCACGACGGGCCTTGACCTTGGGAAGTATCGAAGCACAGGAACGGTGATTGAGCGCGTCTACATGATGCCGTTTACCTATTACAACTCCCTTACCAGCAGCACATACGCAGCCGGGAAGGTTGCGATCTCATGCAATAACGTAGTGTGGACTGGTGCAAGTGAGTCAACCTATGGAATCAAGATTCGAGACTGCACGATCAGCGGATTTGAGGATGTTTGTTACCTGAACGAGGTAGTTAATTTTTGGCAGATTTCAGGTTTTTACTGCATCGATAACCTGCGGCACATCAACCTTGCATCGGCGCCCGGTGTTCAACCCGGAGTCACTGGAATTCGTGTTCACGACTGCTATTTCGAGAGTGGGGTAGCGGCAGCTCGTGGCGTTGTATTTGGCTCAGGCGGTGGAAATTTCATCACCATCACTGACAGTGCATTTGAGTTCACCAATGTCGCAGCGACACAATATGTCTATGACTTCAGTGCAGGCGGGGTGTGGGCTGATATTAATGCACGCGATAACAAGTACCTTTTGCAAGGCGACGGGGGCGCTGTAAATAGCAAACGCATCATTGGTACAGCTCCGCTCAGTTTCATTGAATCCGGACGGAGCTACAACAGCGCAGCACTCGGAACATTGCCAATGACCTGGGCACCCGGAACCCTTCCGGCAACACCTTGGCAGTATCCAGCGAACATGCGATTTGGCGGCTATCAGCAAGGTGTCGGGTATGTCCGTCTTGGCCGAAATGATACCGATGGTGCTGACTCTTTGCTTTCGCAAGATGGGTCCGGGAATCTTGGCTTCAGTGCGTACAACGATGTATTGTTGCAGACGGGAGGAACGACTCCAGTAACCCGATGGACGATTTTGAACGGTGGGACTCTTCAGCCGTTCGTGGACAACTCCTATGCATTTGGGCAGGCATCGAAACGCTGTTCTGTCGTTTACTCGGCGACGGCTGCGATCAATACATCTGATGAAAATAGCAAGGAACAGATCGAAGACATTCCAGTCGAATGGCTGGGCGCCTGGGCTGATGTGAAGTGGCAGCGGTTCAAGTTTCGGGACGCTGTTTCAGTGAAGGCAGATGGTGCACGTTGGCACATCGGGCTTATCGCACAAAAAGTTCATGGTGTTTTCAAGGCGCACGGAATCGATGCGCTGAAAATTGGCTTGCTGTGCTTTGACGAATGGATCGATGAAAGCGGGGTTAAGCAATCGCGCTACGGCATTCGGTATGAAGAGGCTCTGGCTTTGGAGTCAGCGTATATCCGGCACATCATTGGAAATCGATGATTCCAACCTTGCACGACGCCATGTCTCAAACCGACTTCTCCCCCTTCTCCCATGAAGACAGCATCCCGACCCAGCTCGACGCGATTCGCGCCAGGCTTGATGAGGATCGCGACATCATTCGGGATCGCTTCACCAAAGGCGACTTGCGCATGTCCACGATTGAGGGCGGCCTGCGCTCCGTCGAGCGGGCGGTGGCCGAGAACACGGTCATCAGCCGCGAGAGCGCCGACACCTCTCGCGCGAATGCTGATGTGCTTGCAGACATCCGCGATGCGCAGGTGGTTGGGCGATCCATCATCAAGGTAGCCCGCTGGCTGACGCGACCGGTGCTGTGGCTTGGCACGTTGGCGGGGGCAGGGACTGCGATCTACGCCGCCTGGTACGCGTTCACCCACTCGGGGAAGATGCCGTGAAGCGCTCGCATGTCTGGCTTGGCATCTGTGTATGCCTTATGTTCATTGCGGCAATCGTTGCCCTGTTCAT